ACCAGGGACTAACACTTGACAAAAGCGTTAAGATGTGGTATATTATAAGAGTCGACATAGGGCGCTGAAGCTAGCGTGGAGGCGCCCACATATATTATAGGAGGATATGATGACAGACAGTGAAGAAAAACAAAGAGCATTAGATGCGAGTATGGAAAATGAAGCCGCGGCACCTAGTCCGATGGTACAGATTTCATTAAAAGAATACGACAAGTTAAAAGAAAAACAGCATTACATTACAGATCCAAGTTTAATATCTATCATAGATAAGATTGAAGAACTTACTAGAGCGTTGAGAAAACACATAGTTAGAGTGGATTTCAATGAATAGTAAAGAATTTAGTTTAACAATAGAGGGTATTGTAAAAGAAAAAAAAATAACACATATGGATGCTGTTGTATGGTATTGTGATGAAAATGGATTAGATACTAGTCAAGTATCATCTTTAATCTCAAAATCATTAAAAGAAAAAATACAAGTAGAAGCATCAAGGTTAAATATGTTAAAGATACCAAAGTGTGGAGTATTGCCAATTTAGTATGTATGGTGGATTTGATGTATATAAAACTTATTTGGCTGTCAAACTACACTTTGCATCTGATACATACGACTATTATAAGTATGGTGGCAAGGTCAATGCGAAACTTGACACATTTACTAAACGGAAAGATAGATACTTCTTTCACAAACTGAGTACGAGATATGCAGAAACTGATATACTTGATTTCTTTGTTGCTAACTTTCTTGCAGATAGCAAGAGATGGATTGGTAATCTTTTGGCAAATGATGGTAGAGACGTTTACCTGGATTATAAAAAACGGAAAGAATCCTTTACTTATCATTTTAAATCGGAGTGTGGAACTATTGTTTCTGACTTTAGCTCTCGTGGTCTTTCTTTTGATGATGGGTTTATTCCTCCTAATGGACAGCATCCTAGAATGCTACGATTACTTATTCAAAGGAAAGTTAGTTTCCAGACCGCGGTCGCCCTTAATTACTTTCTTGGCTTTACTAAAAATTGGGATAAAGAGATTACCGAGAAAATTGTATGGCCTGAAATCTCACTTAAGGTGGCCAGAGTAAAACCATTTATAAACTTCAATGCGACAGAGTGTAAATTAATTATGAAAGAGGTCTTTGTAAATGCATCCTGATGGTCAACAAAAAATAGCATCTATATTTGGAACTCCTATAATGAAAATAGAGAGTGGTCTACAATTATTAAAAGAAGATATAGATTACATTGAAAATATACCTACTAAAGAAAAATTAACAGATGACAATGTTGCTACTTCTCGTAGTGTGTTTTTATTAGACAATGATAAGAAACTAACAACCATCAAAAATAAAATGAACAAAAATGTTGTTGACTATATTAACAAAACATTATGTGTTGAGAATAAGTTTCAAATGACAAATAGCTGGGTGGCTAGAACAAGAAAAGAACATCACTCACACGACCATAAAAATGCTATTGTAAGTGTAGTATATTATGTAAAAGCAGATGATGCAACAATCACATTTCAATCCCCAAATAATTGGGTGACTAAAGCATTTAATTTTGATTTGGATATATATGAGTATAATGATTATAATTCATTAAGTATGGAATACAAAGTTAAAACAGGTGACTTTATGATTTTTCCTGGTTGGTTAACACATAAGGCAACAAATAATAGTGATAGCATAAAAACAATAATAGGTGCAAATTATTTTATTAAAGGAGAGGTTGGTAGTGATTGGAACACTACATCACTAAAGGTATGACGGAAAGAGTATTTTGTATAGGTAATGGTGAAAGTAGATCGCCAGTTGATTTAATTAGATTAAGACCACACGGAAAGATTTATGGTTGTAATGGTTTATATAGAGACTTTACACCAGATGTATTGACAGCAGTTGATGGCGCTATGATGCACGAAATATATCAAAGTGGTTATGCTGATAAGAATGAGTTGTGGTTAAGAGATTGGAATCCAGTACCAGGTATGACATATAGTAGTGTTGTATTTGCTGGACTAACACCTGAAGAAATAGAAATAGGTAAAAAGAATTTTAAACTAAACGAGAATGATAGAGGTGATAGACAGAACTATGTATTTCACGGCTCATCTATTGCAGGTCAAGTTGGTATAATTAGAAAAATGGCTAGTGGTGACGTAATAGATAAGAAACAAATTAGTCATACAGGTTGTTATGTTAGTTGGGTAAATTCAAATGATATGTCACACACATTAAGAGATATAGAAAATAAAGATAGAGGTTGGGCTTGTGGTGCAACAAGTGCGTGGATTGCTTTAAATCAAAACAAAGATTTAAAAGAGTTGATAATGATAGGACACGATTTAAAAAGTAATACAGATAATATAAACAATATGTACAAGAGCACAGATTGTTATGGTGACGCTAGAAATAAACCTATACCACACGTCAACTGGGTATCACAATGGAAAACATTAATGGAAGAGTTTCCAAAAGTAAAATTTATAAAAGTAAATCCAAATGGTATCAGAAATGATACAGCTGTTTCAAGCAATATAGAAGAATGGAATACTATTGTTAAGAAAGGTAATTTAGAATACTGGAACTTTGAGAAATTAAATGAAACCTTTAACTGCATTTAAAACTATACCAGATAGAAAACAAGAACTAATTAAGTTAGACACTTTGTTTGATCTACCTAATAGATTTGACAAAGATTATATGGATTATCTTGCCAAAGTAAGTGAAGATATGGATAAGAGAGGTATGGAGTATCCTATATTAGTTATTAAAAAAGAAAATTATTGGGGTAGATTTGATTGGCATGGTGGTGATGATAAAATGGGAGTAGTGACAGGCTCAAATAGATTTAGATACGCATTAGATAGAGGTTATACACATATAGAGGGTATTATTTGTGATAGTAAAAGTGACTGGTTTCCACTATGGGAAAATACCTTTTATCGTGTCAAATCAGACTTGACAAATAGTCAGTAATATGGTATAGTAGAGGTAATATGTTTGATAGAATAATTTATAGATTATTAGACACAATAGTGGACTGGTGTGAACGTTATAAACAATACAGAATTAATAAGACACTTCCTAAGTACGACCCTAAAGAACTAAAAAAATGGGTAAAACAACAGGAGAAGTCTTATAAATAATAATGATTCCGATTATACAGGAAACACAAATATAACAATACGAAAATATATACAAGGAGAAATATAATGGACTTTGATACATTAAAACAATCGTCAAGTAATTTTGACAAACTTACGAAAGCCATAGAGGCTAACCTCAATCCTGAGGACAAACAAAATAACAAATCCAAATACCAAGACGACAGATTTTGGAAACCAGAACTAGATAAAACTGGTAACGGTTTTGCTGTAATTAGATTTTTACCAGCGCCAGAAGGTGAAGACTTACCTTGGCAAAGAGTATGGTCACACGCATTCCAAGATGTAGGTGGTTGGTATATTGAGAACTCACTAACTACACTAGGTCAAAAAGACCCTGTGTCAGAAGAAAATACTAGACTATGGAATACTGGTTTAGATAGTGATAAAGAAATTGCTAGAAAGAGAAAAAGAAAATTATCTTACTACTCAAATATTCTAGTGGTATCTGATCCTAAGCATCCAGAGAATGAAGGTAAAACTTTCTTATTTAAATTTGGTAAAAAGATTTTTGATAAGATTACAGAAGCTATGCAACCAGCATTTGAAGATGAGAAACCAATCAATCCATTTGATTTTTGGAAAGGCGCAAGCTTTAAACTAAAAATTAGAAAAGTTGATGGTTATTGGAACTATGATAAGTCCGAGTTTGAGGGCGTATCACAAATCAAAGAGAGTGATGACGAGATTAAAACATTATGGTCTTCACAGCACCCTCTTAAACCATTTCTTGCACCCGATAATTTTAAAACCTATGACGAACTCAAAGAGAAACTGAATAGGACGATTACAGGTGTACGAAGCGCAACGACTGCTGATAAAACAGACCTCCCGCCTCAAAACGGTAGTGTTGCGAAAAGTAATGATGTTGCTCCAAAAGCAGCTAGTGATGATGACGATACGTTATCTTA